ACTTACCATCACGCTTACCCTCATCAAGGTCTTCTTTACCAGTCATGTAAGAAGCAGCAGCATCAGTGTTGTGCTCGGTATCAGTTAGTTTTGCTTGAACCCAAGCAGGTAGATTGTCGTCATCAGTTTTCTTAGCAAGAACTCTTGCTACTTTCTGAAGATTATCAATAGACTTTTTGACCTGAGTTTTAGCCATTGAGACTTCATGGTCACCCTTTTCTTTTGCTTCAGCAACTCTAACACTATCACTCTTCATTAGAGGAGTATTTTTTGCAGACTCTCTCGCTTTAGATAAAGAATGTAGTCCGTGAATCAACTGATTCTTTACATGTCTTTCATAAGACTTGGCCAAATCATCAACTTTTTTCTGTCCTAAAGGCATCCCCTGCATTTGAGGATTTGGAGTTGTTTGTTCGTTCACTTTCTTTCTACCTTGACAGTGTGCTCTTTGTGAGAAACCTTTTGGATTCTTACAGTCAATAGACTTCTTATATTTCTCAGACCAACCTTCACTTACTGCTCCACCATTACCACCATTGCCATTACCGTTGGTCTTACCATTCTTAGTGGTCTCGGTGGACTCCTCACCACCATTACCTTCTTCATGCTCACTATCTTTCATCAAGCGACCTGATCCCATAACATGGTAACCAACCGGTATTTTCTTACACTTCTTTGAAGTGAAGCAATAGTAGTAACCCTTCTTGCAGGATTTTTTCATTATTACTATTCAGTCTTATTATTATTTAGAAAACCTTGCTTGAGTAGTTTTTGAAGTTCTGAAGTAGAACCAACAAATACTGCATTGTTTGTAACAGTATTAGGTCCTTTAGAAGTTACATCTTCTTCAACATCTTTCAGTTTCTTCTGCAAGTCAATTAACTTATCAGTTGTATCAGCAACACTCTTAATCAACTGACCAGCAACTTCATATGCTCTGGGACTTCCTCCTTCGCCAGCAAGTTCCATAATTCCATTGATTGCCTCTTGTCCCTTTTCAATCAATGAATATAAGTTTGCCCTTGTATACTCATAGTCCTTTGAGATATCAGTCTTTTGCTCAGGTTTTACAATACTCTTTGGAGTATTATCAACCTCAACAATGCTGCTCTCTACATTTAGAGCATCATCAATAGCATCAAATTCTGGCATAAGTATTAAATATCAGATTGGTTTGTAGGACTGTAAGACTTAGAATCTCCAAGATATTCCCAAGTTTCACTAAATCCAAAGTCATCTCCAGGATCTGCATCAATAGGATCTGGGACAACTGTATATCTCATCTCTCTCTTAGCAGTTGTTCTGTCAGTATCTGCGTAAGTGTCAACAATGACCTTGCGAATCAACCCTTCAGGATTATCTGCAACAGGACCGAAGAGATATGTTTTTGCTGTAAACTGCAATCTATATATCAGAGCTCTTCTTGTGGAAAAATCTCCTTCATAATCATCTTGAAATGCGACGCTATTAAGAACAACTGGAATATCTCTCTTTTCTCCAATAGATTCCACCAAGTCTACTGTTAAATTGAAAGAAGGTTGAAAATATGGGAGAATCTGCTCAACAATTTGCAAAGCATCATCATTCAATTTTGATAAAATACTCAGTTCAAATCCAATATTATATGGGACAGGCATATAAACTTTTTTCATATTGCTGTTACCATCAACAGCTCTAAAAGTTTGAGTTACTCCCGCTTTTCTTGTTGCATCATAATCAATAGAAGTCATCTCAAATGACATTCTTGGCAATGTAATTTGAACAGGTTTGTTTAGATCTGCTTGCTGCTCAAGCCTTGCCAAAAACTTTTGAGTAGGTCCATATGCAAGAGGAACCTTCATATCACTGATCACAGAATCGGAACTATTTTTATGTTGAATATGAATATCATTAAAAAGAGTTCCGAAAGCAATAATTGTCTTTCTAATGATTTCGTGATAGTAGTAAGTTCCTAACATTAATAGTTACCAAATGGATTTGATTCTGAAAAATCTAAAATAGAATCTGCTTCTGTTTCAATTTCTTCGTTTTGCTTGTATTTATCGGGAGCAGTAGTGTTTGCGGTGGAGACCCTAACATCATAGGCAGCACCAGACTTTGCTCCAGTAATTGTTTCACCTGGAGCAAAGGAACCGTTAATATTGCTGACCTGTAGTGTATATGTGCTACTAGTCCATCTCTTAACTCTTGCAGTTGTTCCAGATACAGATCCTGTTACAACTTCATTTCTCCAATAAGTTCCTACACCAACAGTTTCAGCAGCACCGACAGTGACAGTTGGAGGACCATCATATCCAGAACCTGAATTAATAATATACAATTGTGTGACCGTTCCTGTAGACCCAACTACGGCACGTGCAGTTGCTGTTTCAATTCCAACATTCGGTGATGAAATTGTAACAATAGGTGTTTCTGCATATCCAGCACCAGCATTAGTGATTGTGAGAGATGTAACACCTCTAACAGTATTGTTAGTTGCTATACCACAAGTCGCCGCAGCCCCAGTCCCTCCACCTCCGACAAATGATATGGTTGGAGGTTGTATATATCCTGAACCAGAATTTGTAATTAAAATTTCCTTAATGGAAGTTACATTACTTATTGTTGTAGTTATAGCAACAGCAGTTGCAGTAGTTCCTGATCCAACATCTGGTGAAGAAAAGACTACTGTAGGGGCACTTGTATATCCTCCTCCATCATTATTAAGAGTAATATTTTTAACATAACCAGTTTCAATTCCTGCTGTAGCAGTAGCGGTAGTTGTTCCAGCACCTGCCATTATCAGGTCTATAATGTAACCAGTTTGTTCCATGACATCACTGATTTCATCGACAGTCGTATCAATAACTTCATCTTCATATTCGAATAGTTCACATTTTAATTCGTAAACATAATTTTTTCCTAATTGGTAAAAAGGATTTTCATGTTCTACAAATTTGACTTCAAATATCCTTTGACCTAAGGGAAAATAAATTAAATCACCTTCTCTAGGTCTTGATGATACAGTAATCTCATCATCATCCATGTCATCTAGGAATGGTGAAATGAAATCTTCAAATCTTTCTTTGGAAACAGTTAAAGATAACTCATCTCTAATACTTACACCAAATTTTGTCATTATATCACCAGCGCCACTATAACCATCAAAGTTATTAATGTATGCTTCCAATAAAAAGTTATCATCAAATGTTGATGATTGAATCTCTTCAATAATAGTTTGTTTTCTTACAAACTTTCTTGGGATGTAGGTTACTTCTACACCATAAATCTTGAGTTGCTCATTGATCAACTCCTGTACAAGTCTTTGCTCGCCATAAGAGCCTTGTAAGAAAAAGGGATTTAGTGCCATTATCCAATAAAGTCGTAGGGAGGAAGTTCATAATCCATTGCCATTCTTGACTTTATCTCTTGCAACTCTCTTTCAGCATCATCATACAGTTGTCTTCCATTCAATTCAATTCCACCTGGAAGTTTGACTCCATTAAACTTAATAAGATTTTGACCCCACTGTCTCTTTATGAGAGAGGTCAAATAAAGTTTTAAGAAACTATCGTTATAAACTCCAGTAAAAGTATTTGGATCTAAAATTCTATAGCAATCTAAAACTATGTAATCTCCAGCGGTCTGGGCACCCCAATCAATATCCAAATACAATCTATTCTGTCGTTTGTTAAATCTTATTTGCTTATCGGTAGTCAGTAAGAAATCAATATCTTCAAGATACGATTTTGTCATAGCATACTGAAGAAGTTCTACAGAATTAAAATAATATAAATCATTCAAGAATAATTGATATTTAATACTAAACATTCCACCAGATATTGAACTGGTGTCGAATCTAAAAATCTTTTCAACACCAATTACTGAATCTGGAATCTGTATAAAGTTTGCTGTCTCATAAAAACTTGAAGATACTGATCCATATCCAGTAATATTTGTTGAGGTTGCTGTGGTTGTTGTTATACCTGTTGTATTAATGCTTCCGCTTTGATTTGTTGCCTTACCTCTATTAATATCATCCTGAGAAATTTGATATTTGAGATACATTCTTTCAATACCATCAAAGTGTCTCTCTTGGAAATACTGGAGAGCATCATCAACCAAATCATCAATTTGGTCGTCGTCTACGTTAATTTCCAATACTGGAGCACCTAAACGCCTAAGACAATAATCAATAAGTTCTTGGCGTGTTGATGGTTTTGCCATTAGAATTCCTCAGAGGATGAATTATCTGTTTTTGATGGTTTTCTGTTATTTTTTACTTTTAATTTTTCAATTTCATCATTTTGCTCATTGACCTTTCTCGTCAATGCATCAATCATTTGATTTGAACTTAGCAATCTTGCTTCTAAAGCAATAACTTGATTAAACAAATCAGAAGACTTTTGTTGATATACTGCAATAAAATTTTTATAATCGTTTTCAGTCATATTAAAGATATTAAAAAGGGTAGGATTGCTCCTACCCATATTTATAAGTTATTCATTATTTATTATCAGAATGTGCCACAATCAATTAAGGTATTTTCCAAAACTACTTGACTTTGAGTGCTATCAAAATAGAGAACTGTAGATCCTGCTCCAGCAGGATTTCCACTTAAATCGTTAATGAATAATTTTCCAATTTCAACATCTGCATATGTTACTGATGAAAGGACATTAGTAACTGATTCTGTGACAGATGAAGCAATTGCAATTCTTGTTGCCGAATCATCCCAATATACAGCAGCTTGTTTTGCTGCGCTATCAAAATAGTGGAAGATAATACCGATATCAAGATTTAAGTCTGAAGTGGGTGGAACAAGAGAACCCGCACTATTGATCAGACCAACTTCAATTAACTTATCTTCAACAAGAAGTGATTCGGTATTTACTTCTGTTGAATTTCCAGTTACAAACAGATTTCCAGCAACTGTTAAGTTGGTGCTAATTGCAACAACTCCAGTTGTATCAGCAATTGTGATGGATGCTGTTCCATCATTTGCCTTAATATTTGATACTTCAAGATTTGTTGTATTAACGTCAGTTGCAACCGTTAATGTAGTGCCATCAAAGGTGAGATTACCACTATCGGTAATTTCACTAGAAGCACCAGCAAGAAGAACGCGTTGGTTAGTTAAAGTAGAAACAACTAAGTTGCTTGAGAATGTTGAAACACCAACAACATTCAAATGATCGTCAATAACTACACGACCAGTTGCAGAATCTAATGTAAGATCTCCTGCAGAAGTGTCAATTTCAGAATTGCCGCTAATACCAATTTGTACTGCATCAACTACAGCACCAGTTGCAAATGTACCAATTCCAGAGAAATTTGCGTGTCTCCACCTCTTTGGATCTTGACCTTGACCAATATCGAACGAATCGTCCGAATTTGGTATAAGGTTAGAAATAAATTCACCAGCAACATTGATGTCATCAGTGTCAGCGTCACCAAGATTGATTGTTCCGCCACGGAAGGTTGCGACACCAACAAATTCTGATACACCATCTACTTTCAGATTACCGCCGACATTGAGATTCTTCTCAATACCAACTCCACCTTCTACTATAACAGCACCAGTATCTTTGTCTGTTGACTGGGTAGTGTTACTAAATGTGGTGATTCCAGAGAAGTCTGCTACCGCATTGACATCAAAGAAAGTTCCATTAACAGTTGTAATTCCTGTTAATATTGTATCCGTAAATGTAAATGAATTTGATGACCAACTTAAAGTGCCAGTTCCATCATTTCTGAGAACACTTCCAAATGCACCTTGAGTTCCTGGAAGAGTATATGTAACAATTCCAACAAGTGTATTGGGAGATTCAAGAGATATATAATTACTACCATCCTTGTCTACAAGATTAAGTTTGGCGGAATTAGTTGCATCTTCTCTGGTCCAGTATCTCTGAGAACCAAAAAATTTGTTATTTGATAAAGTATTATCTAATCCAATATAAAAATCATACTTGTCAGTGGTAAAACCAGGCTCACCTGCTTTCAACGCTGGCAGATTACTAAAGGCACCTCTTTTAAACTGTAATACAGGAGTCGCCATTTCTAACTACTTTTCCTTTTATACTTATTTAGTTCATTTATTTCTCACCAAACGCCACCATCATAGGCATCATCATCAACACCATCTGCTAAATCGACAACTTGGTCCGCTGGAACATGTATATATTTCGATGTTGCAGTATCATACATTAAAAATGTACGATTAGCTCTCGCATTAGTATCAACATCAGTTGCTGCAGCGATTGAGTTGGCAGCAGATTTGTTTGATGCAATTACTTTTGTTCCTTGTCTTTGACCTACTCTTACTCTAATGTTTGCCATTAGCGAGTTGCTCCTTGACTTACGATTGCCATACCCTCAACAACTCTATCCCTTGTTCCGGATGAATCGGTAATCAATACATCATATACATAACGACCAGGTTTTAACGCTGCAGTTTGCGTCGTTGATAATCCAATATTAATTTGACCACCAGTAACATCCGCAACACTGGTAGTGAATGTTGTAACTCCCGTAGCTGCTGGATGTTTTCTCATTTGGGAGGATACTGTATATCCAGTCAAATTTAACAGAGAATTGGTATTCACATTTTCTAAGGTAAATGACTGAGAAAATGTAGTTCCCGTGTTAATAACAATATTACTGACGTAAACTGCCATTTTATAGTGAGGTCTTTAGAAGTATTTATGCCAAACCAGAGATAGCAAAGTTTTTAATCACTTCTTGCTGTTTGAGATAAAGTTTGAAATAAGACTTGGCAAAGTTTTTTAATTCATCAACATCTAAATCGTCAATAAGTCTTGAGTATTTTTCATACTCAAACATCTTGTTCATTGATTCTAGTTGAATTTTGTCTGGGTCCATTGATGATCTCCATAAGTAGGGACTTGATTTCACTAATATCGTTTTTTAGACCTTCTATTTCTTCTCTTTGCCTTTTTCTTTCCGCCTTCATTCTAATATACTCATTATATTTTTGTGTATCAGTATTAACAATAGCACCTGAGTCTTCACGAAACAGGTGCTTGTGACCTTCAACTCTCAACATATTATGCAAGAGCGATCACTCTAAGATCTTTAAATCTTGGAGCAAATGCTTCATTTGTTCCACTCATTACTATCTTGATTCTGAATCCGTTAAATTGTTCTAAATTATCAACACTAAATTGATATTCTAAAAACTCACCATCTCTGCTTGATGGGACGAAAGCATCTGCTCTACCGGTATTATTACCAGTTTTAATTATCTTATCGCCATATCCATCACCATCAGTATCCTTTAAGTTATCATATCCAGGGAATAGATCAAATGATTGCTCAACTCCATCAGAATCTGCTCTAAACAGTTGATAAAGAACTCTAAAGTCTGCTGAAGAATGTCTGTATGAAGATACTAAGACCTTCAGGGATGATGCGGGTTGTTTTAATGTTACCTTTCTAGAAACATAAATCGCTGAGTGTGGATCATTATCGATACTATTCACAGATGGGTTAGATCTATAGTCTGAAATGGGATTATTAACCCTATTTCTACCATAAACAATAGCACTATTTTGAGTATCAATAACTGGAGAAAGATTTGAATCAGTTGATGACATTGTAATGCCAATTGTGAATGACTTGTTTCTTGGTAGATTAGTCAATCTTTGAGTTTCATTTACTTCGGATGCTACCAATCTTGGAGAAGATAAAGAATTCTGCTCATTTATTTGTACAGATTCAAATCCAAGATCATTGAAGGATACTTCAGTTCCACCAGAACTAGTTCCAGAGACTGATCTGATTTGTGCAGATGCTGTTGTATTTTCTCCAGGAGTTATAATATTAAACTGTGGTAAGATTGTATTATATTGAACATTTCTGGATCCAGAAATGTTCTTACCACCGACGTAATTTTGATCAATAAAACTGAGTTGATTGTCTCCAGTGCTTCTTGTAGTTCTATCAATTTGTAAATAATACGTATCGAGATCAACAGATGTTTTTAATTCGGTATCTGTTGGCATATTATGCTCAGTATTAATTCTGGTTAAAGAAACGCCATTTAATTCATAACCATAAACTTTATCATCAATATTATGTATTCTTGGTATTGAACTATCAATACCTCTTGTTCCAATTCCAAGTGTTCCTGCTGGAGCAGATCCTGGAGTTATACTATTATAGTAAATAATCTCATTGTTTATTTTAATATAACCACTTGATGTCGTTATTCCCTCAAAAGTTGCAAAAACAGTAGTATTTGCAACTGATATTGTAGTATCATTGAGACCTAATTGTGCTGTCAATGATGTTGGTATGGTATTTGGTTCTATATTTGCCAAAGTAACAATGTTGTTATCAGAATGCATACCATGATTAAACTGATTAACTTCAATTACTCTTCCATCATACAAACTATTTGGTGCTGTAGATGAAGTAATGTCCGTATTAGCAAATGATACTGATGTTGATCCCTCATAAACAACTAAATCTTGTCCAACTGTAAATTCTTCACCTTGAACATTTGTCAGATATAATGTATCAATTCCATCAACTGTTGTTACATCAATAATAGCACCTGTCCCTTTATCAACGCTACTTGTTGTAATTCCAAGTCTATCTCCTATAGAGTAACCTGATCCTCCGTATGTTATTGATGCTGCTGATATAGTTCCGCTAGCAAAAGTTACAAGACCAATTGCACCAGATCCAGATCCAGTAATTGAATATAATGGAACATTTGAATATGTTCCAGTGCTGTATCCAGATCCAACTGATGTACTATAAGATATAGTGCTTATTGCAGCACCAACTCTTTCAATAAATCCATAGGGACCGCCAGAAGATGTAGTATCGCTTACCTTTTTGCCAGGAACAAGAATAGAATCTAAAATCTGTGTAGTTGTAATGCCAACAGTCAGTTTTCTTGGCAAAGTTTTGATTGAATCATTATTCATCTCTGATGATTCATGATCCGTATCTAGTCTTGGATTATAGAAGTATGCAGTTCCTGATCTGGAAGTAAAGTTTGCTTTATAAAGTTTAAACTTGAGATCTTCAAATTGGCTAGCAGTCCATATAGTTCCATTTTGAGATTTAAATAGACTTCCACCAATATATTGTTTTGTTACAATAACACTTTCTGCATCAGGTAAAGTTGAAGTATTAACAGTCTTTTCACCCATTCTTGCAATCCAAGCTTCATATTGATCTGTATATGGTGAAAGAAGTACCACCGCATACTCGGTTTCTGGTTGTAAGTAAATTGGTGATGGGAAAGTTACTTTTGTAGCGACAGATCCATCATTTGAAGTATTAATTTGAGATGGATCCAAAGCCACTCTAGCATAATCTTCTACCAACTGATCAGTAGGAGTTCCAAGCTCCACAGTTCTTATTTCAACAAATACTTTTTCATTTTCATCTTTGTTGGCAAAGAACAAGTCAATTGAAGTCAAGAATGCACCAGTTTCATCGACAGTAAATGTCTGAGCAAGAGGATCCTTTCCTCCTCCTCCTCCGCCTCCAGCTGGTGGTGGAGGTGGGGGTGGAGTTCTAACTGTTACTCTAGTCTGCTTATAAGTATCAACAATTCCGCTAGTTCTGTATGTGGTTTCCCCACTACTAATCAGTAAACTTCCTGGAAGTGGAGTAGCATTTGTTGAACTTGACGTTAGTTTAAATGTCTTAGTTCCCGTAGTAAACCTTATAGAAGGTGGTGGTGTTGTTAAAGGATCCTTGAAGAAGAATGATCCTCCAACATCCCCAAATGTATCTGTAATTAATCTATTGTTTGTTATTGTTGCCTGAGCACCACTTGTTTCACCAAGCAAAGTCATTCCAATGGTAATGTATCCATTATACTTCCCAATTACTTCATCTGACAAAGATTCCGTATCAATATTTAAAACAGTTGATGATGCTGAATATGATGTTGGTAGTGTGACAGCCTTATCATATGGATTCAGCGATATTGTTGTTGTTGGACTATTGTATGTTCCTGTTTTGTGATTTGGTTGAATTATTCTTGCAGTAAATAAGTTAGTAGATCCATGATATCCCCTAACAGTTTCTCCTACCTGGAAAGATCCAGATACCATTGCAATTTCAATTAATTTTGGAATAATTTCAAGACCGGATGAACCATCAAAGAATGGATAGTATCTTGTTAATGGTTTTAATCCACCACTAACAAATGTTACGTTTCTTGAGCGGATATAAGGATCTGGTTTGCTAGAAATTTTAATCGTTTCAATATATGTTCCATTCCAATTTCCAATTTCCGATCTAGTTCCCCCATCAATGTAAACGTTTCTTACCCAATTGTCAGATGCTGGATTTAATTGGATTCTACCAATAAACTCAATCATGTTGAATGGGTTTACATTCTCAACTCTAGAAGCAAGAGGTTGTTCAATCCAACCCTTTTCTTCATATTTGAGAGTAATCAAATCTCCAGTCTTTTGGACATTTGGATCTAAAAGTTTTAAATTTGTGCTAAAGTCGGCAGTATTAACATCAATTGATGGATCGACTGATATTTCTGGTTTTAGAGTATAAAAATCTAATGGAGACATTAACTCCTGATTATCAGAATCTATATCAGATTTTGACAAATCAACATCTAATCTGGAAGGATCTTTAAAATCATCTACAAAAAATCCACTCTTGAATCTATCAAGACCATCAAAATCAGTTATTTGTAATGTTTTTGTATTAAGTTCCAAAAGTGAAAGAGAAGTTAAAACTTCAAGATTTTCAATTCTATCTTCAAGTTTTCCAATATCTCTCATAGTATATCTTCTATTATCTACAAGAGTGATTTTTACATCATCAGTATTAAACAAATATGCTGGATATTCTAAAGTAGCAATATCCATTGCCTCTTCCACATTCACTGGAGGTTTTGGATTTCTGCTAGAAGCACCTTTGATAACGCTGAAAATTCCAGATTTATCAAGAACTACTTTATCAATTCTTGGGAGATAGAAATCATATCCAACAAGAGCACTTTCCTCTGGTTTTACAATATGTGTTGGAGTTGTTCCTGCCACTTCAAAAGATCTACTATCAAAGTGGAAAGGTGAGATTGTTGCTATTCCACTAATTGGTGCTACACGAGGTCTAAAATCTAAAGTATCAGATGATCTTGTTCCGTCACCCAATAGTGGAATATCATTAGTATATCTCTCATCGGAATAAGAGTTTACTGTGTATACATCTCCATTATCATCAGATGGAACAGTATAGTGATCGAAGATTACCAGCAGTTGGTGGGATGGAATATATTGATTATTCTTTCTTACAATTCTGGAATAATCATAATATTGATCTTTGTGACCCTTATCTAAGTTAAATTTATTAGTAATATCCTGATAATTTCCGATTGTAATTGTTTGTATTGTTGTTATGATATTAGATTCTTCAAAAACAACAGTTTCTCCAGGAATAAAATCATTAGAATTCAAATATACAAACTCAACAGAAGTTGCTGATGATCTAGTTACAATTTGACCAATTGCATTTGAATCTCTACCAATAATCTTCTCCCCAAGAATCGAATTGGTGTCTAAACCAAGACCTGATGGGAAACTAAGTGAATCTAATGTTGATGGATTTGAATCATATGATTCATGTATTGCAATAACTTTTACAACATCGGGAGTATTTAAAGAAATTTCTTTATCTTCAACTCTAAGTCCATAAACAGTGCTCGTTGTCAATCCAGACAAACTTGTAGAAAATCCAGAAATATTTTTATTTACAACTATTTTAGAACTTCTTGTATATTCTTTTTTTCTATTTCTAATGCCATTCTTTCTTAGAGTGACATTTACAGTTACATTACTAGATTGTGATGGGGTAAGACCAGATAAAGTTACTGAAGTCCCATCCGAACTTAAAGTAAATTGATCCGAAGTTAAATCTTCAATAGATCCATCCGCATAAAATACAGAATATCTTTCTGGATCAAAAGTTTCAAAGAATGCACTTGTTATTCCAGTTGGAATGGATAATGTAGTTCTTCCATTAACATCTGTAGTTTGTTCTCTAAGTTGACTATTGATAGTTATATTTGATCCAGAAAGATTTACGGAAGAAATATTATCCGAAGATAGTTTTGAATACAATCCTCCAGAATTTTTAACTTCTGGATATCCTATAGAAAATGGAACTGTCACTGTTCCTGAAGGTAGTGGTCCATGACAAACACCACTTACACCAGGAACGCCAGAAACAGACATAGAAGATCCATCTGCTGAAACAGAAGTAACTCTATTATAAGATTCTGTAGATAAACCGGATGTTTGATATCTAATTATTGAACCAACTTTTATATCACTAAAATTCTTACCGGGAGATGTTACATTACCTGCAGCAGTAATTGAGATATTATCTGCTATGCCAAAACCTTTTGGTAATTTTCTTTGAAGAACAGTATCTGCTCCAAAATCTACTTTTAACTCCGAAGATAATGATGTAGAATCTTGATATACTGATTTTATATCTTCAACGCCATAAGAAGTAATCGAAGTTGTAGGTGGAGATATCGCCAAATTTAAATCTGTTCTTCCAGATACAGTTAATCTCTCATTTGGGATAAAAGATCCTGAGGTTTGAGTCAAAGTTATAACGTTTCCAGTGCTGTTAGATATTGTATATCCTGTAGCACCACTACTTTCTCCTCGAATTAGACTAGACTTACTAATATCGGTGAATGTATTTATAACGATGGTAGTATATGTTTGAACATCAAATAGATATAAATCCCACTCTGTGGTTGCATCCACATATGCAGCATCAGTCAAACTAAAAGAATAAATTCTAGCTTCACCAATTAAATTTCCAGTTCCTGAAGATGTTGATGATTTTCTTTGATTATATAATTTAACTGTATTATAGTTGTTGTTTAATCCAATAAATGGAGATCCTGAAACATTATTAACCCTAAGTAGAGTCCCAAATTCAAAAGGAATTAAAGATTGCGAAACCGTTTCTTTATCTCTTGGTTTTTCTACGTCTAATATAGTTGTTCCTACAGATTCAATATCGTATCCCCTAACATATGCTTTTCCTGGCGATACTTTTACACAAGCTAAATCATCCGATGGGGTATTACCTTGTTCGGTAGACTGTGAGGATGTAAATACACCTCCATTTGAAAGATTATTATTTAAAGACTCTTTTACCTCAATATCAAACTTACCAACAGAATAATCTCCAGACTCTTCATAAGTCCTCTTGGCAAAATAATCCCTGATTATACTGTATTCAGATTTATTTTGTAATTTTTTAATTTCACCGTTATCAACTCTAAGAAGTTCTACAAAGTTTTTATCATTATAATCATCTAAACTTTTCTTAGATAATTTTGTATATATTTTTAATCTATCTGCACCCGGTGCTGAGTAATTTGAAAAACCTTTAGCATTATCATAAAGTGAAGGATCGTCTTTTGCTGTGACGAGTTCCTCATAAATTGATAGACCAACCCTATATGAGGGGAAG